CATTTCTCGCGCGCTAGCTTCATTGGCACTAGCGCCCTTATTTTGACCTTGAGATTTATTGATTTCAGTGTTAAGCCTTTCAATAAACCAACGTCGTTTATAAATTGGTATAGTCATACATTCATAGTAACTAAATCCCATATAATACATGAGCAAAAAAGTCTCTTCTAAATAGACTTCTTTATCATTCGGCGTCAGGCCAAAAAAACGAGGCTCCCAGAGGGAGCTTTACCTCCGACGACTCTAGGCAGCTTGGACAATCCATCCAGGACTTCATGTCAATGCCGGGTTCGTTCTTATCAATGTATCTTCGCAAAAATAGTGAATCTTTAGCTGGCATATTTCGAATAAAGAAACTAAGCTTATTCTTATCAGTAATGCCGCCAACTGATTGTAAGCAGTGCGTGAGTCTAGTGGTTACTAAATTATCGTTTAATTGGCCCTGTTTCTTTCTTCTTTCTGCAGTTTGAGAAATTTCTCTCTCTTCTTTGCCAGAAAGAAAACGCCACCTAACAGTCTTTTTCGTAACTGGAAGTTCACATTCAAATAAATTAGCGCCCAAAGAGATAGGATCAATTTCTAACCTCTTAATAGGCAATTCTGCAAGATTAAATTCTTGTTTAGACCTCTGCCCGCAAGCTGGGCAGTCTACTTCAACCCTATACCCAGCGCCATAACCGGTAATTCGCAAAGCGACCATGAGAGCGTTTCGGTCTCCAGTGAGGGCTGCATCTGGATCAAAACCCTTATCAACAATACAGGATTTTAGCAGCTCTGATATAACCGTGCCCTTTTTAATAAGAGCTTTAGAAGTAAGAATATCTTCTTCTCTTGCTGTCATTGCCCTAATGGATAAAGTTTCGACTCCGTGCATAGGAGAATCCGCGGGATATGTTACCCCTCTTGACGGAAGCGGAACTGTTTCTACAGGCACTTCAAATCCAAAGTCTTCCATCATCACATTTGTGCTAGGAAGACCTTGCGGGTTATTTCCCGAGAACACTTCGTTTCGCTTGCCTCTATCGTTTTTTTCTTCTGACATTCGTTTACTCCTATAAGAAACTACAGTATAATTCAAATATAATTATGTAGCTTGTAAAATAAAAGGGGAAGCAAAAGCTTCCCCTTTTTAATATGGAGCAAATTAGGCTAAAAAATCAGTACTGCAGTACGCAATTATCAAATCGAATTGTTAGTGCAATTTCGGTCGGATCTTCCGTACCGTAATCTAGATCGCCAAATCCCGCAGAGGTTAGAAAACACCCTTTGAGATCCCAAAGCTCTACAACTGTTCCAACTGGATCAAGCATCTTGAGCTGGCAGTCTCTCTTATAAAAGTCTGCATAACCCGATCTTCCAGATACGGTTTCGGTGTGGGTTCGAACCCATTCCATTACCTGCTGGGCACCTGAAGGTGCAATCGGATCATATAGCGTAACGCTGATCGCGTCGTAGTTGAGCTTTCCAGCCAAATATCTGCGGCTATTAATATACTGGATTTCTTGCTCTGAAATTGTTACGTTGGGTCTGGCCGCAGCCTTCATTAAGAATGCATCAATCCCTTCAATTGCGAATACCCACCGAAATTTTCTTTTGGGCTCGAATTTATTAGGAAGCATGTCTCCAACTGCTAGTGTTTCTGCCATTTTTTACTCCTTCATATCTCTAAATATTAAGCTTAGCATGTTAGTTACTAAATCTCCGTACCATTATTGGTAACAACAAAGTCCAGAGAGATAAATTCGATAGATCTCGTTGGTTGCAAGAAGATCTTTCCTCTAATTGTGTTGTTTTCTACATCTGCCTGAGTGGTCGTTGTAGTATCAATAATAACTTTGAACCTATCCAGTCCCTGCTGCTGTTGAATTCTAGTAAGAACTGGATTAACAGAGGCTGAGAATCGGGCTAGGGTATCCTCTCGATTAGGCTCGAATAGGAAAGTGTCCGCGATTTTTCTAACCTTTCTACGAATATCGATCAACAGTCGTCTTACATTAACCCTGTCAAGAGACGAGGCGGCTGCAAGAAGAGTTTTCTGTCCAAATATTACTACCCCTTCTGAGGTGGGGAACTTTGTAATTGGATTGATGTCGGCATCGTATAAGGAATCTAGATTTCCACGGCTAAGATTAACTGTTGATTGAACTACTCGGCTTAATGCACCGCGTGTGAATCCCGCGGGTGCATACCATGGATACGCCACCTTATCATTAAGAGCAAATGCTCCAATTACTGCAACCGACGGTGCACAACGTATATTTGTAAGGGTAGAGGGGTCTGTTACTAATACATCGGGGAAGTATGCAGCTCCAAATGACGTATCTAAGACTCGACTCTTAAAGTTATCTACAGTGTTTCCAACGCTAACTGGCTGAAGATTAGATGCTGTTACCAAATTGTTGAGAGCATCTTTCTCTTCGATGTCCATAATATAAATGGCATCAAATCTCTCTTCAGTCTTCTCTAAAGCGTGATCAGTAACCTTAGTTTCTCTAATACCTGGAACTGCAAGAATCTGAACATCTACATCTGATTTTTCAGACATAACATCGAGAGCTTTCATGTAAGTCTTGATTGTTGGCCCATCTGCCTGTCCTTGGTTTTCATCATCCATTTCTCTAACGCAGGCCAAGTTACTAAGAGCAGACTTTTCTTTATCGAAAATATTAACTCCATCGTATCCGCCCTGCAGTGGATAGGTGAACTTCAAAAATTTAGTTGAAGCTGGATCGCTGAAGTCTTTATTAACATTCAACATTCTACCCTGGTTATAAGTGCCATCTTCTTTTCGAATCGAAGCGCTCAAAGAGCCCTTGCGGCGATAGACTGCGTATGCCCACTCTTTTGGATCCACTACGTCGCCAGTAGACTTGGTATGAATCTGAATTCTCTCCATAGAGAAGAAATTATTGTTGAATCTATCCGAATCATAAACGGTTCCACCTGAATCTAAGGCGCCGACGTTATTACCAACCCACGCTGCTTGATCGCTAGTCGCAAAGTGTGGATAGTATTTAGTCCAACCCTTGATGGCAGTTTCTACGTTTGTATTTCGATTAGGCTCCGTTGCAGAATCTAGAGTCTCGAACTGGAATCCCCATGGAAGTCGTGAATTAACTTCCCGAGAGGGATCAGATCCAAGGGCAATATTCTGGCGCAATGGATTTGGAGGCTCATTCATTCTCTGCAGCTCTGCACCTTCTCCAGCCAGATACCGAGTATCTCCCCCGTACTGTGTGGCAGGAGCAAGTTCAGCTGAATAAATACTAGAACCAGAAGTTACTAGGTGATAGGGGCCTCGATATGCAATTGGAAGTGCAGTCTTAGGAACATTACCGTTCGTAACATCCTTGTGCATTTCCACCCTGATGTGCTTAGAAACGTTGGGGTGAGTTCCTTCAACCACGACTCTCTGGTTGCCGGCCATCTTATCAAAATCGTAATAGATGTTATAATCACCAATTCTTCGGCCGATATAATTGTCCGAGCTTGGATCTAGATTGACACCATTGAACGTCTCAATTGCAGCATCTTCACTCGTTGGAATTCCAAGAGGTGGAATGATGCGCTTGACTATGACATCAAACTGTCCATAAGAATTATCAAGCTTGCCGTTCTTAATATTTTCAACTTGAACGCGGAATTGATTGCTTCCGTTTATTCCATCGTTTAAAGAATGAAGCCTAAATAAATCTTTATTAGTAGATCCGAATATCTGGGAACAGGTCCACGGAGCAAATGCCGTCCGGAATCTGTCTTGCCATCCTTCATAGTTCGGAATTGTGGCAGATCCATCATTTCTACCGAGAGAGCTAGTGAGCAGGAATACAATTGGTTCTAAATTAGATCCAGTAGGTACCCACATCTCGCCGCCGGCCAGGACTCCCGAGCCAGTGACCACCGCAATATTGGGATTAACTGTGTAGTAGTTGTAGAGATAATGGCCGGCTTCTTGAATCTTCATCGGGTCCGTATTGAGGACGTTTGGCAAGTAAGAAGGGCTCCATGGAGAAAGTGAAGCAGTTACTACGCTGGGGTAAGCTTCAGTGTCTTTATGACCATTAAGTAAAATAGTAAAGTTATAAGCTTGCGTGGATGTTACATCCGCATCACCGATAAATCCGCCGCCCTGGTCGATTCCGTAGCCGCCCCTAAAGCTTGTCACTGGAGCATTATTATCATAACCAGAACCACTAAGGGAAGCAATGACTCCAGATGGACACATTACTACTCCTCGAAGAATTGGTACAGAATTTATAGCTCCAGGAGCTCCACCAGTGAGATTTTCTTCAAGTGTTGCGCCGGATACACCTTGAACTGTAAATACTCCAGTTGTCGTTGATGTGGATCCCAGCTTAGCACTGTTGCCGATCTCTCCCGTGGATCCAGTGCCATCCTCCGTAACGGTGACAATGGCTGCCACGGCTGCCGCTGAGGCTTCGGGGTCGGCAGCAGTATCAACCGCAGTGGCTATCAAACCGGCCACATTCGTGTTCATGTCTGAAGCTGTAGAGTCGTATGCGCCCCCGACTGCGAATCCATCGGACGTGGCATTTGCCGTCAACGTTGATGTGGATCCGGCAACATTTGTATAAGTAACAGTTGCCGCAGCTGTTCC